AACAACCATAACAAAAATAATTGTTTATATCTTGATTTACTTCAGTAACATAACATGCATCTGAACCACATCTAGGACATATATCTAATTTATCTGAATTCATGATTCTACTTTTTTTAGTTTTGGTAATTTTAACTTGGGTAGTTGAGGTTTACTATCCTCTCCTATTTTTTGAAGTTTAGGTAATTGTAAAGGAACTTGCTTAGGAGCAGTTGTTACATTTTCTTCTAATATTTTTCTAAATTTTTCTTTCATTTTAGTATAACTAAAATTTTCCTTAGCAAAATTGCCCTGTTGTTTAGCTTTATGAGTCCAATTTTTATAATTTTTATGCATATCTTTTAATGCTTTCCCTAATGCCATAGTATCAACATCAAACCATTTAGCCCCTTCCACAAACCAATCATTTCTAACACTAGGATCTAAATCCCCTAAAGTACCAGGCAATAATACACTCATATCAGGTTTAAGAAAATCTATATGACCTGACCAACCTGATGCTATTATTGGTTTTTTAGTTTGGGTAAATTCAAGTAATGGTCTACCAAACCCTTCACCCTTAGTAATATTAACCATACATTTTACTTTAGGATGATTATATAATTCATTCATTTCTTCATCTAAAAGATCACCATGTATAACATAAATTTTAGGTAGTTTACCTTTAACTGTTTTTTTAATATCATCTATTTTTTTCAATAAAGCATCTCTATCCATATAAGATATCACCCCCCCCGAGGTTTTCATTATAAGAGCAGGTTGTTTTGGTTTATTTTTAAATGTTTCTAAAAATGATTTTACTAATAAACCTACATTTTTTCTATCATGTCCAAATGCTCCTTGCATCCAATGTCCAACAAATAAAAAACAAAATGATTCTTTTATTTCAGGTAAATCTAAATATTCATTAGTTTTTTTCCAGATTTGTTCATTAAAACCTTCAAATAATACTTCAGTTTTACCAGTTAATTCTATGTTTGCTATAACTTGTTGGGTTTTTTGATCCTTCTTTTGAAATTTACTATTTTTTAATACCTCTATGGAATGATTAGAAGACCCTAATACTAAATTCATCCTGTTTGCTCCTTCAATCCATTCTGCTCTACATAAAGTAGTTTCTATTCCCGCAGTCATCCCTATACTATAATGTCCTTGTGGCATAAATTCATTTGGAATTGTTATTTGCATCCAAATATCGGGTTTTGGATAAGTTTTATTAGGTTCTGGTTGCCATAAGTGTTTATTTAAAAACTCCCATTCCTCATGATCTTCTATGAACCCCCAAGGTGTAGCACCCCATCTTTGAGGCATTATTTTAACATCATACTTATCCATTTCAATAATGGCTTTTACTACATCCCTTGATCTTGCTCCGTAACCCGAATAGGTATCTATGGGGCAACTTATTATAAATGTTGGTTTCATATTAATATATTAAATTATGGGTTTGTACTTTTCTAATATCCTGATCTGCATCTATTACCTCAAAGGCTATTCTAGGTTCCCAGGTATTAAATAATTCGTCAGCAAATTCTATAAATCTTTTACCTTGATGTTCAGCTGTGAATCCTGCTTCTTCACTTAAGCACCATTCTCTAGCTTTAGCACCTATTTCTTTTCTTTTTTCTTTTCCTAAATTATAAACTTCTCTTATTCTATCTGCTGCATCTTCAGGTTTACATCTATCATCCCAAATATAAGGGGTAACTGGTGATCCTTGAATTGATCTAGAAGTAGGATAACATGGAAATGCCCATTCGCCATGGTTTTTATATTTACCTGTATTATTAGAAGGTATTTCAAATGAAGGTGTAAACCATTTCCCATTCTCATCTTCAAATCTCATTTGATCTTGCATTCCTCCTGTAACATTGGCTATAATAGGATTACCTGCTAGCATTGCTTCTGTTAAGGTTAACCCCCAACCTTCATTTGATGTTAAAAGTATTTGACAATCTGATATATTATATAATATATTTAATTGTGGAGTTGTCCATTTTTTAGTATCAAAAACTATAGCCTTTGGATATTTTTTACTAAATAATAATTCATTTATTACAGGTAAATCAGTACCAGCTTCGTGTACTAATTCAGTATGAAGTAAAAATCTACACTTGTCTGCTTTTTCCTTAGGTAAACTATCTAAAAACATTCTAAAAGCCCACATTGAATCTGGGATTTGTTTTCTTCTAATATTTCTTGAGTTAAAAAATAAAATAAAATCCACTTCATCTTTACCAAATAGTTCAAATTTCATTTTTTCCATAGCATCTAACTCTTCAGTAGTTTCTAAAGAATAATAAATATTATGGTTTAAACCATGAGGTAAATATTTTACAATCTTATCATTAGCTTTATTACCTAAAACAATATTATTAATATTTACGGTTTGTTTAGATATGCCCATTAGTAAGTCACATGACTCATAAAATGCCTTATTGTATAAAGGAGCCGGGTAATCATCCCAAATATTAAGATACATAATTGGCATATTTTTTCTTATTTCACCCTCAGCATTAAATAACCACATGAAATATCTTGGATCAGTAATAAGCATTAAAGCATCTGGTTTTTCTTGTTTAATAATTTGCCTTACTAATTCTATACTACCATAACCATCTACAGGAAATAGTTTAATGCTAGAATCAGTTAATCCTGTTTCTTGATTAATATTTTGTGATAAATCTAATAATTTACCTTTATCGGGGTGTTTAATTGCCCCTGCTATTTGAACCCAATTAAAATGTTGTGCAGTGTGTAAAACTATTTCTTTACCTACTGTAGCTATTCCCGAATGTACTCTAATATCATCGCATATTAAGAGTATTTTCTTCCTTTTATCTTGAGGAAGATATTTAAAATCTTTATTCATTGGTTTTTATTTTTATAACTCAAGGTTATTATGATTATTAATTTGTCTTCTAAAATCCTCATCTGTAAGATACAAATAAATAGCACGGTCGGCAAGTTTCTGGAAAGAAAATTTACGTTTTACACACTCTATTTTAAAATTCTCAAATAAATCACTTTTAACTTTTACACTGGTTAGTGTCATGTCTTTTTTTGCTGTCATAATCTTTAATTTAATAAAACTATTTATATCCATACATACGTATAGATTTAAAAATGTTCACCTAAACCGCATAGTTTTTTATCTTCTTTAAAAGCACAAAAAGTGCAGTTCCATTTACTTGGGTTAGGTAACATTTCTTTTGTTGAGTGTTCATTTTTTATAAAACATTCGCTCATAAATTCTTCAATTGCTTTAGTTGCTCTACTTATTTTTATTTTACCCGAAGGTGGAGAATACATTTGAAATCGTTTTTGTGGAAAATCTCCTTCTTCGTATACTTTCCTTCTTGTAATGAAGAACTCAATATCAATATTTTCTACTGGGACTCCAAATTGTTCTGCAAAATATTTTTTATATAATATAAGTTGGAATTGTTTATCTTCATTCTTTTTAACGTAATCTAATTTCCAACCATTAGTAGATGTTTTAATATCTATTATTTTAAATTTATTTAATTTTTCATTATACATTACAATATCTAAGTAACCCATAAATAAAACATTAGGATTATACTTTACAGGAGGCATCAATATAGGTGTTTCTATACCTACTAAATGCCAACCTCGTTTTGAAAAATATTTACCCCTATGTTTTTTTAGGTAATTTAATATTTCAACACCATCTTGATAAAATTCACTTAATTCACCTGCACTAGAAAAATGTTGTTTTTTATTTTTTTTATATTCATCCTGGTAATGTACTCTAAGTTGGTCTTTAAGTATTTTTAAAATATCTTCCCTATCAGCAGCTGCTGCACTTGTATCATATATTGTTTGAATATAATGTTGGAATGCTTCATGTAATGCTTTTCCAAATACAGTATGGATACTAGGTGTATAAACTTTATGACCGTCTCTATATTGTAAAGCCCATTGTTTAGGACATTTCTTCCACATTGAATACTGTGAATATGAAATGTTTTTTTGGTAAGAGTAGTCTAATTCTCTTTTAGGAGATAATTGTATCTCCTTTACTATAGCAGGTGTTTTAGCCATCTATTTTTTCCACTTATTACGCCCTACTAACATACCAATTATACCATAATTAGCTATGTCTATAAACGTATCTTCCATTCCTTCACCTTTAACAAAATTTCTACCATTAGTAAGTAAATTTCTTAATCTTGAAATTTTATCTGTTAACCTAATAGCTAAACCTGTTAATGAGAATTTTTTATCGTTTTCTTTAGTTAAATCTCCACCTAATGAAATATTTTGCAAACCATAATCCATATGTTTAGCAGCAAACATTCTATACATTTCATCTTGAATTTCTTTAAATTCCTGAGATAGTTCAGGGTATTCTTTTTCAAAATGAGCCACTGTATGATCTGATTCTGCTTGGTATGCTTTGAAGTCTTCTGCTGTATTCATATTAAAAAGGTAAAGGTTGTTCACCCCAATATTTATTTAATGTTTCTAACCTATCATCTGCATCAGTTAATAATTCTAATGCTTCTGTAGCATCTTTCATAAAATCATTTACTGTGTGATCACCAATTCCTACTGCTTGATTTTCTAATAAATCTAATGCCATTAAGGCTTTTGCTTTATCTGCTTCTGCTTGTGCAGTTAGTGCTTCTATAACTTTACTTTTTTTCATGTTTTCATTACATTTTGATATGCTTGTTCGTATTGTTGTTCTAAAGTGAGTTTAGGGTCTTCAGTTTTTAATTTCTTTATTTCTTTAAACATTTGTTGTCTTTTACCATGTTCTTCAGCACTATAAAGTAATTCCTCTAATTTACTCATTTTAGTAGTTTTTTAATTTCTTTTTCGTCTTTACCCATTTCACTTAATATAATAAATATTTCTTCTTTAGTCATTACTGCAATATATGAAAGAGCATCTGATGATCCAACTTCATAGTATTTTGCTATGTCTTCTACTAAATCCTTATTAATATTTTCAGTTTTTGACTTTATATATTGTAGCCAAACTTTCTTTTTAGGTAACATTTCTTTATAAAAATTATATATTTGTTTTTTCATATTTGGTAACATACTTTGCGCATAATCTGCGATTTCAACGTAATATACATGCATACTAATAAATCTGTGCACCATATATGAATTAAACTTTTCCCAGTCGTTATCTGTAAATTCAGAAGCTGATGTTTTATACAACGTTATATGTTGTAACCAGTCAAAAATATTTTTAATCTTATTTTTCAATTAAATAGTAATATCTTTATAATCCTCTCTAATTTCTTTAGGTAAAGAATCCGCTATAATTTTCTTAGTCTCTAAATCATAAAATACAGGTATTGGAAGCATTGCATCTTCATCTGTTCCTGCTACGAATTTTGATACTTTTCTTAATACAAATGCTTGACCAAATAAATGCCCACCATCGAATCCTTCGATCATAGTTGT